CATGTCACGGATAGCAGTGTACTTCTGTGTGTCCCCTGATCTAAAGAACCCTTTAGTCTCTATCACATCTCCGGTCTTCTTGTCCACAAAGTCTGGCTTGTATTTCCTATGGGTCACATAGGGTATATCATAAGGCTCATATAAGAATCTACCCTTAGGCATTAACTCAGCGAACTTCTTCTCTAGTCCAGACCTATAGATGTTCTTAGAAAATCTCTTGGACTTTAGGCTCATTTACCACCTCCGTTAAATACCTTGGGCCACCGTAGTACTTGAAAGTACGCAGTTCTGGAAAGCATGAACGCTTGAACTGACAGTAGGAACAGCCTACGTTTAATTTCATATTTCCACTTTTGCCATCCGCCACCCTTTCGTTGCAGAAATCTGGCGCTTCCTCCAACTCCACGATCTTTTTTACATGGCGTATCCTCTCAGCTATATCACCACTGATAGCGGAGTACACTGGTGCCTGTGTGTCCTCTAGGTCATACTGTAGCCACGCTAGGTAGCCGTTCTGCTTGTCCATAGCCAGCCAGCCTACCTTAGTCTCACCCTCAGAGTACGCATAGGCCTTGATCTGATCCACATACCCAAAGGGATCATCATAGGCTAGTGTAGCGTCCTTGAACTTCTTGAACGCATAGGTACTGGTGGACTTGATGTCGGTTACAATGCCGTCAATCTTGCAGTCCATGTGACCTATAATGCCTTCTACCTCACACACCTTCTGCTCATCAGTCACAGAGTGTCCTGACATACGTGTTAAGAACAGTAGCATTTCCTCAATCAAATGTCCGTACATAAATTTAACATACGTTGGCCCTTGTATCTCCTCCACTGGGCCTTGGTTATTATAGTTATTCCATAGGTATCTATCGTCCTTACCTATGTTGGACAGGCGTAGCTTCCTGTCATCAAAAGAATCTCTAGGAGAGAATTCCTTACGCATTAGATCCTTTACAGCCTCACCGAACTTATCAATCTCTTGTTCAACGTCTACAGCCTCATCAGGCTGCTTGGTTGTCATAAGAGAGTAGATGTCCTCTACCACTGTGTTAACTGTTTTCATTGAAACTCTCGCATAGGTAACTCTAATATAGATGCAGCGACAGGGTGTTGAATACAGAACCACTCGCCTCTACGTTCATGTAACTTCTCTAGTAACTCATGTGCAAACTTCTCAGCCTTGCGCCTGTCATTGGTGTCATACGCTGCTATCAGCTTGTAGTCCCTGTAGGGCGAACTAGTCTGATACTGTCTGAGCCTATCCTCTGCGTCTACAGCCATCCCTATCTTACACCAACTAGGGAACGCTGGGTTAACAACGATGTACACCTGTCCTTCCTTAGAGGACTCATAGTTTGCTAGGGAGCTAAAGGCTGCATCGCCAAAAGACTTATAGCGCCCTGCCTTATATAGAGGATGTGACCTAGATATATACTTGTTATCCACATACATTTCTCTACTATTCCAGCAGGTCTTACACAGGTACTTAGACTGCTTCTTTCGTGCCTCAGTCCAGTTCCCATCTAGAACTAAATCCACATCGCAGTCAATACACTGATTAGTGTGTTTCTGACCAAGTTGTTCCAATTTTGTACTCCCCTGCAAGTTTGCAGTTTAGGTTAAAATGTAGTCCTGCTGCCTCTAGACAAGAGACTGCTAGCCTTCCAAACTTCTCTGCGTCTCTAGTCTTGACTTCGCTCTGAACCTCATCATGGATATTACCTACAATCTTGTAGTCTAGTCCCCATAGTATACCATAGTTATCTAGAGTAATCAAGGCCTGTTTCATAACAATTGCACCGGCACTCTGTAGTAGCGTGTTAAGTGCTGCGTGTTCAGAGCGTATAGTCAGCCTGCGTCCGTCAAGTCCTCTAACCCATCCTTGAGCAGCCTCGCTTGCCACTCTAGTTTTAAGATCTGCGAATGCTGGGAGATTAGACATGAAGCGTTTTTTAAGTCTTTCTCCAGTTGCTCTAGATCCCCCAGCCACACTCCCAAGCTTTGCATCTCCTGCCCCGTACAAGAGGGCATAGATGAAAGTCTTTGCCTGATCTCTTGATTCAAGTCCTGCAAGTTTTTGATTAGCGGTGTGTATGTCTCCATTAATGACTTCATTGGTGTATTCCTCATCATTCATGTAGTGTGCAAGCATACGCAACTCTAGTCCACTAGCATCAAACCCCACTAGCTTGTGGCCCTCAGGCACAGTCCAGCAGCTTCTACACTCTGCACCATAGGGTGCTCTAGAGGCTGGTACTTGTGCTACATTAGGCTTAGAGTGCGTCATTCTGCCTGTCACTGCTCCGTTAGTGTTTACCTGCCCATGCACACGCTCTGTGTCATCGTCAGCAGCCTCTACCCATGACTCTACCTGTGCTATACGCTTCTGCACCATTAGGTACTCAGAAATGTAAGTAGCCTCAGGTATGTCCTGTATGCCCATGAGTACCTTCTCATTGACTATAGGCTGACCATGCTCAGTGTGTTGACAGGGCTTCCATCCAAAGTGCTGTAAGTGTCTACCTATCTGCTGCCGTGAACCTAAGTTAAACTCAGGGTAGTCTATTCTAGAGAAGTCACCAGCTATACTGCTCCACTGGTCACCTAGAAATTTAAGACCTACGACAGAGATAGTTCCATCCTTTTTTACTTTAGGGCGCACCTCCTTAACGAAGGTAGGTAATGGTTTAAACACTCTATGCACTGCATCCTCTAGGTCATATAGCTTCTCCTTCAGTGTTGCCACTAAGTATATAGCCTGACCTACGTTCAGCTTCCATCCGTTGCGTACCTGCTTCTGTGTGATCTCCTGCACTCTCTGCTCTAACTCTACAGAGTCTCCACCGAAGTCCCGTAGCTCAAATAACAGGCGGGTATATACAGCAGCAGTTAACTCTACGTCACGTTTGCAGTACGTCACCATCTCATCGGACAGGCAAGACCAATCGCTGTGATCACCCTTAGGGAAGTTCAAACGCTCACCCCAAGACCGTAAGGAGTTACCCTTGTCCCGCTGTGGGTCTGCTAGTCTAGACATAACTAGAGTATCCTTTACTCTGCTACTGTCTATGTCTATATCCCATAACCTCTTGAGCACTGGTATATCGTACCCGAACAGATTGTGACCTATGATTAGACCATCGTTGTCTAGAGCCTCCCTGAGTGACTCAGGCGTATAGTGCTCCAGTAGCACGTTATCCTGCATTGTGACCACTACCCACACCTCAGAAGGTTTTAGGCCGTTAGTCTCTGCGTCCAAGAATATAGGACTACAACTCATCATTGTCTCCCTGTGGTTTAGCTACTTCTAGCATTCTACCTGTCTGGTGATTATACTTTAACCAGCAGCAGGCTCCTGTGAGTCCAGCGTAGCGATTCTTGAGCACACGCACTGTAGTAGTATTGCGCTGTTCCTCATTATCCGCTTGCTGATCTCTCTCTAGGCCTATCACCATGTCCGATAGCTGCGCTATAGACTGTGAACCTCTAAGCTCACTCAGGCTAATCTGACCTCCGTCCTCGTGTGCTCTACCCTGTGTACGCTTTAGGTGCGACACTAGAAACAGTCCTACTCCTAACTCAGCTACAAGAGAGCGTATATTAGTCATGATAGCGTCTATAGCTTTCCTCTCGTCTCCGTTCTCCTGTGCTGATACCACAATTGATAAGTGGTCAAGAATAATCCATTTACAATCTAACGCTTTTGCCATGTAGCGTATGCGTGCCAACAGGTTATCTTCGCTTGTGCTACCCCAGTGATCAAAAAGGTAATACCTACCTGACCCCATTGTCTCCTCCCAGTATGGAAAGGCTAACTCTGGGTCTAGATCTTCCTCTAGGTGCAATGGTGCGTTAGCTGCTATGGACATGATACCTAGAGCACTTCGGGCTACATCTTCCTCTAGTGCTAGGATACCTATGTTGTCCTCAGTAGCGTTTAGCAAGTAGTACTCTAGCTCTCTAACCATCTGAGACTTACCCATACCGGAGCCTGACGTTATCGTCACTAGCTCGTAGGGTCTGAATCCTTTAGTATGGCTATTGAGTCCTTGCCACGGATACGGCACAGACTTAACCTTGATCTTATTGGTTAGTGCGTCCCATGTATCCTTACCACTCACGATACCATCAGGCCTGTAGACTTTAGCCTCCCACCATGCAGTAGTAAACTCTTTAATCTTGTTGGCCTGTAGCATGTCGCTAGCGTCTTTCACAGGTAGCTTGACTATCTTTAGCTTGCTAGGGCTAAACAAGTCCTTCACAGACTCCACAGCCTGCTTACCTGCCTTGTCGTTGTCTAGACACAGTATGATGTTATCGTACCCTTCTAGCCACTCCAGTTGCTCTTTAACCTCCTTAGCTGCTGCTGATGCACCAGAGCGTAGGGACACTACGTCATAGGAGCCTCCCAGCATTTGAGACACGGACATACAGTCTATCTCACCCTCAGTGATTGTAAGGTACTTACCTCTACCCTTGCACACTTGCTGCCCAAATAGCCCAACGCCCTCAGTACTGCCTGTAGCGAAAAAGTCCTTACTGTGGCATAAGCGCACTTTAGTGCCTTTCACTTCATCAGTATCACAGGCATAGTATGGGTAGATGTGTTTGGATATTTTACCCTGCGCGTCATACTCTACAGTAACACCGTATTTAGCGGCGATAGCTTTAGGTATGCGTCTATCAGGAATATCAGCTACTACTCCGGTCAATTCTAACTTCCTCTTGAGTTTGATAGGTTCAGTAGAGGAGAAGGCACTACTGCCCTCTCCTTTGCCTACTGCGTGACAGGAGAAGCAATAGCTACCTCCGTCACTGTACACTGCCTTAGCGTCAGATGATCCACATGCATCACAAGACTCATGGCCTACAAATTTAGAGTTCTGCGTCAATTCCTGCTTCCCCTAACTCTAGTACTCTAATGGCATTCATGTATACAGGCACTCCGTACACTGGGTGCTCATCACCGTAGCTATATGAAATACGCACACTGGAACCTCTAGGAATATCACCCTTGTATGGTTCTCCCTCTTTGTCTATCACTTTAACTTCAAAGCGAGAGGCAAACTTGCGTTGCATGGTTGCTGCGTCACCTTCACCATACGGACGCAGGCGTACACCTTTACCGGATAGCTCACTCGCTGCTGCATCGTCTAGGGTGAGCACTACGCTATAGCGTCCAGTGTCTTTACCCTGATATACCTCAGTCTCTTTTAAGTTCACAAACTGTGCTGCACCTTCAATTACCGCCATGTGTTTCTCCTATAGATTAGCGATTGAATTACTATTGAACAAATGGTTATTTATCATTTGCCTCAATACAGTAGTATTATAACACAAGTATTTTTATAACACAAGTCCGTTTTGAATAAATTCTGCTTCGTCCTGCATGTCTATGTAGTTTCTATATATAGGCTCCTCTTGTTGATGTATTGCTTCATTTGAAACGTTAGTACACGGGGAGCACAAGTCTAGAAACTCTCCGGATAACTTGCACTTCCTATCTATCTCAAACTGCTCAAGGGCAGTATTACATGCTTTGCATCTCATTAGTGTATATCCTCTGGTTTACCATAAATGCCTGTGTGGATCTGCTGTACTTCCATTAGGGAAGTGTTCTCTAGCTGCTCCGACATAAAAGTAGCCACTATAGCTAGCATTTCACTCACTGGCATGCTGTTTAGGTTAAAGTCTACAATATCCTTTATCATGCGGTCAATAGGATCTTCCAGATCATTAGGATCAGTAACGTCTATATCATTGCTGAAATTGTCACTCATGTTATGCGTACTCCTCTTGATCTCTGAACGTGTCGCATTTGTCACAGTAGTAGCCTGAGGGATACTGTAACACCGTCTCTCTACCGTCTAGACGCTCCCACTCTGCCTCCTGATACTGCCACTCGTGGGAGCACTCAGGCTCGTAGTCATATAGCTCTCTAGCTAGTGTGTTAAATAGGCTCATGGCTTGTCTTTCTCCTTTTTCTCTGCTGCCAAGCGTTTATATAGTAGCTCAATCTTTAGTGATTGTCTAGCTATTGCATCCTCTTGGTTGTCTAGCTTTTTCTCTTGAAACCTGATTCTACTTTTCTCGTGCTGTATTCTATGCCCTGTCATGTTATGGTGCCTCCTGTATGTCTATTGAGAGTGTTTCTAGTCTAGCACTAGTAGCCTCTAGCCTGTCAAGTTCAGAATCTAGCTCTTTGAGTAGCCTCTTTTCTCTATCGGTGTACTCCTCTAGCTCTTGCCTCAGAGTGGCTCTGATGCGCCCTATCATTATCTCTAGGCCTATATCGTTTATAATGCTCTCTAGCTCTTGCACTATGAACCTGCTGGGCAGTACATTGTAATGCTGTGACATTCTCTAGCCTCCTATAAAGAAACCTACTGTGAAACCCCACATAAACCAAAGGCACACTTTCCAGAATGGTAGCTCTTGTGCCTTGTCTATGTCATCTGACCATTCTGGCCTGTAATCTTTTTGTACTCGCATTGCTCTATTCTCCTCTACAGTCTATGGTGATCTTGATTGGTGGATTACGTCTCTCGCTCCACCTAAAAGCCTCATCTAGTGCCGCGCTACTGGTGGCGTGTAGGCTAAGATCTAACCCATCATCTAACATCACGGCCCATCCTAAGGTACCTACCTTATGCACTGTTATCTCTCTCTCTTTTTCCATTGTATCCTTCTCCTTTATGCTGCTATGTTCAAAAGTTTAATCATACTACGCCCATGTGCAGGGTATGCAACTACTTTTGTATCCTTGTCCCAGCATGCGCGACATGTGCCGCATTTGCCTGCTCTAGTGTACGCTTCGCACACTGTCATAGCGTTAGTAGCATGCTCTGGCGTAGGTATGATAGTGCTAGTAGTGTCACCTTCTATAACCTCTCCGTGTATGCTGTCACTGGATAGGCGCACGATTACATTAGGTAATGCCTGCATATCACTGATAACACTGGCAAACTTAGCAAACTTATGCATGCGCGTAGGTAGCCAGTGCTTGACCCAAGGAGTCTGCACCATAACCTCTAGCATCTTGTGCGCTAGCTTGATGTGATACATGTCGCCACTATCGAACCAACGAAAATACCTGTGATTGTCTAGTTCTTGCACCATGTCCTGCACCCAGCCCTCTCGCTTCCAGTCCTCCTGATTCTCTAGTCTAGGTGCTTTCACGTTAGGGAAGCGATAGTTACCAGTAGTGGCATAACAGCCCTTGCATGCGTCTACTAGTGTGCCGTCTCGCTTCTTGCTAGCTGGGCATGTCGTTAGCGCCTCTAGGCTCCACGATGGACAAGGCATTTTGCTAGCTTTTGATAATCTAATAGCCATGATAGTGTTCTCCTGTGTGTCTGAATCTAATAATATGCTATTGTCTCCTAATGTCAAGAGACAATCACCTATTATTAAAGTGCTTTCGTTCTCATTTCTATGTCTGCTGCTGCTAATGGTATCCAGCACAAGGGAGACAGTGCGAA